TTCTTATTTGATAAATTTGCAATATTCTTAAAAAACAACCATCATATCACAAGAATAAACAATCAATTGCATTTATATAAAGATGGAATATATATTGCTGGACAAGCTGAAATTGAATCAGCAATGATAAAACATATACCACAATTAAATAGAGCCAAAAGAACAGAAGTAATGTCATATTTGGATATTATGATAAGAGAAAGTACAAAACCAGCATCAGCAAATTTAATTGCATTTAGAAATGGAATATATGACATAACAGAAGATAAATTTTTCCAATTCTCACCTGAACATGTGATTACAAATAAAATTGATTGGGATTATAACCCACATGCTTATAACAAATTAACAGATGAAGTTTTAAATAACATAGCATGTGATGATAAAGAAATAAGGGCATTGCTTGAAGAATTAGTTGGTTATTGCATGTACAGAAGAAATGAACTTGGGAAAGCATTTATTTTAACTGGTTCAGGTTCAAATGGTAAAAGTACATATTTAAACTTAATAAAAACAATGTTAGGAAAAAAGAATATTTCTGTTCTTGATTTGAAAAAGTTAAATGATAGATTTTCAACAGTCATGTTGTTTGGAAAACTAGCAAATATTGGTGATGATATATCAGATGAATTCATTACAGATGCTGCGGAATTTAAGAAGATAGTAACAGGTGAAACAATAGATGCAGAACAAAAAGGACAACCAAAATTTGATTTTGAACCATATGTGAAATTAGTGTTTAGTGCAAATGCTATTCCTAGAATTGGAAAAGGAAGGGATTCAAGTGCAATTTTAAGAAGATTGGTAATTGTACCATTTAATGCAAAATTCACATCTGACAATCCAAACTTTAAACCATTTATAGGTGATTCACTTCAAAGTCAAGAATCAATTGAATATTTAATAAATCTTGGAATAGCAGGATTGAAAAGGGTGCTATTGAATAGACAATTCACAACATCAGTAAAAATTGAAAATGAATTGACTGAATATGAAGAAACAAATAATCCGATTATAGGTTTCTTTAAGGAATGTGAAGCGGAACAAATCAACATTGAAAACGAACCAACAAATGAAGTTTATAAAAAATATAAGGAATTTTGTATCAGAAATAGTCTTCAAGAATTATCAAGTGGTGAGTTTTCAAAACAAGTAAAAAAATATTTTAATTTTGTAATTATTGATAAAAAAATACAAGGTAAAAAATGCAGAATATTTGTAAAAGCAGAAGGTCAATAAAATACAAAAGATAAGGGGGAATTGATATGCCAAAAACAGAATTTCATGTAAATAAAATAACATATAACCCATTTATTAAAAATTGGATAATGTGTGTAAGATATAGAACTGATATCTTATGGTGGTATCAGATTTGTACTAGAAGCGGAAGACTAATTGGAAAAGAACATCAGGCAAAATGTAAATATTCAAAATTTGAATGGGAAAAAGTAAAAGAAAAGGATGGTATAAGTAAATGAAAAAAGGAATTTTAATTGGAATAGGAATTATAATATTTATTATTTTTATAACAATATTATCAAGTATCACAACAGTAGGAACTGGATTTGTAGGTGTAAAAACAAAATTTGGAAAGGTGCAAGATACAGTAATTCAAGAAGGTTTTAATTTTAAAACACCTTTCATTGAAAAAATCATAAAAATAGATTGCAGAACACAAAAATGTGAATATGTAATGGAAGCAAGTTCAAAAGATTTACAAAAAATATCAAGTATAAAAATTGCAGTAAATTACAATGTTGATAAAGGTAAAGCAAATCAATTATATAAGGATGTTGGAACAGATTTTAAATCAGTTTTAATTGAACCAACGATATTCGAATCAGTAAAACAAGGAATGTCACAATATACAGAAGAAGAATTGATTACAAAAAGAAGTGAAGTTTCAAGTATTATTGTTAAATTATTAACAGAAAGATTACAAGATAAAGGAATTATAATTACAGCATTAAATATTACAGATTTAAGTTTTTCAGCTGAATTTGATAAAGCAATTGAACAAAAACAAGTAACTGCCCAACAAACAGAACAAGCAAAATATGAATTAGAAAAGGCAAAAGTTGAAAATGAAAAGAAAATTGAAAATGCCAAAGCTGAAGCAGAAGTTATGAAACAACAAAATCAACAAATTACTGAAAATACATTGAAACTAAAAGAATTAGAAGTAAAACAAAAAATGATTGAAAAATGGAATGGACAATTACCAACAACTACATTAAATGATAACATATTAAGTCTATTTAATACAAAATAAGAAAGGTAAATAAGAAAAGAGTGAAAAATAAAATTAGTAATTGGATTCAATATCCAAATTATATTAAAGCTAGAAGAATTATATATAATAGTTCAAGTAATGATTGGAATAATGAACCTGAATATAAGTTGCAAAAAGTAAGAATACATGGCGAAACTCAAAGTAGAAAATGTTATGTAATAGATAGTTATGGAAAATTCAAGTTTGCATGTAATAAATCACAAATATTTTTAAACAAAGAAGATTTTGAAAACAAAATGAATAACATACAAAATTTTAAACTAACAGAAGATGAAAAAAATTATATATTAAAACAATTTTAAAGGAAGGTGAAAAAATTATGGAAAAAGAAGATTTGATTAAAGTTATTTATAATCATAGTAAATCTTTAAAAAGTAGTATAGAGCAAGTAAAAAAAGATATTGAATATCAAAAAGATTTACTAGAATTAAAAGAAAAACATAATAAAAGTACAACAGATGTAAATGAAAAAATAAATGAATTAAAAATAATACTTGGAACATTAGAAGATATTCAAAGTGATTTTAATGAAGATATAGAAAATGAAGATGTTGACCTTGAAGAAATAAAAAATTATTGTGAAAGGTAGGAAAGATATATGAAACCTATAAAAAGAAAAACAACAAATACAATTTTTAAAAGACCTGATTGTTTTGATTTACCAGGTACAAAGTATAAATATGAAGATGAAACACCAGCAATAGAAACATGTTGGCAATTATCAGGTGAAGAACTTGAAAAAATTAAGAAAACAGGAAAAATATACATTCAACAGGAAGGTGAAACACTTCCACCAATGGCAGTATCAGCAAATAGTGTTTTAGCAGATGGTGAAGAAGATGAATGATATGAAAATAAAAGAAACAATCAAAACTAATAATGGTAAACTAAAATATTGTTTACAAGTAGAACAAGGTGAAGCCAAAATGCAGATATACATTCATCAAGGTGAAATTTATTTTGAAAGTTGCAATTATGGTTTTAATACATATCCAACATTTGATTTAAGCAATGAATCACATGTTTTAGCAAAAGAAGTTTTTGTAAATTCATTAAAAGCAGATGTAAAAAATAGATGTTTAGAGTTAAAACAACTTGAAACAATTTTAAATGAATTAGGATTGAAAGACATTATAGCTGATGAAATTCAGAAAGGAAGTTTTTTATTAAGTATAAAACAAAAACTTTTAGGAAAATCAAATGAGTGAAGCGGATAAAGTATTTGAAGAAATAGGATATAAAAAACATGAACATAACATCTTCAAAGAAGATGAAAAACCAAAAGTAAATGAATGGATTACACAAGATGAACCATATATTGAATATTTAGATGAAAAAGTAATTGATGGAACTTATTATTCAATGTTCATCATGTTCATGATGAATTGTCAAAGAATTCAAATTGGTGGATATGAAAAAGGAACAACACCTTATGGAAAGCATTATGAAAGAATGCGAAATCCAATTTTGAATGCAAAAGAAGTACAAGCAATTAGTATGAAAGTAGGTGAATTAGGTTGGAAATACAATCAAAAATATTAGAAGAATATAAAATTAAAATTGAAGAATCACAAGGAATTAAAATGATTTTTGTATATAACAAAGATGATAAATATATTGGAACATTAAAAGACTTTGAAATGTATATTGAAAAATATGGATTGTCACAAATTCAAACATATAACAATAATAAGGTATGTTCAATAGGATTTAATGAAAAAGAACAAAAATGGTATGGATGGTCACATCGTGCAATCTTTGGTTTTGGGGTTGGCGATATAGTAAAAGAAGGTTCATGTTGTGCATCAAGTGGTTACACAGATGAATATTTACAAGAACATCCTGATAAAAACTTATCACTTCCAGTTGGTTTCAAAGCCGAAACATTGGAAGATGCAAAACGAATGGCAATTGCATTTGCTGATTCAGTTGCATAGAAAGGAATTAAATATGACTATTTTAAAAATAATATTATGCTGCATAATTGGTATAATTATAAATTAATATATACCAATTGATTGGCAATATACATGGGAATTTATTGTTGCAATGATTACATTTTTATTAAGTAGTAATGATTAGAAAGGAAAATAAATATGAAAACAATTGTATTTGATTTTGATGGTGTTATACATAAATATAGTAAAGGATGGAAAGATGGTTCAATTTATGATGAACCAGTTCCAGGAATTAAAACTATTATTGATGAATTAAGAAAAGAAAATTATGAAGTTATTATTGTAAGTACAAGATGTTCAACAGAACAAGGAATCGCAGAAATGACTGAATGGTTAAATAAATATGATATTGAAGTTGATAGAATACAAAAAGAAAAACCACCAGCACTTATATATGTTGATGATAGGGCAATTTGTTTTGATGGAAACACACAACATTTATGGGATTCAATTATTTCATTTAAAACATGGCAAGAAAATAAATCAATTAAAATATCCAGCATTGTTACAATGGATGATGAATGTACATATAAAAATGTGCAAGTTAAAAATATAAGGTCATTAGAAGAATTAGATAAAGCAATTGAAGAAAACAAAGTATTAACAATAATTGAAGATGGTAAAGAATACAGATTAAATCCAATTTACATATTGTTTTATATACCATAGAAAGGATAGTTATGAAAAAATTATTGATTAAGTTATTATATAAATTATTAGGTTTTAGAACAAGCCCACCATGCTTGATAGATGGAAATGAATTTATAATAAAATTTAATAATCAATTTTATATTATGGTAGGTTATACATTAGAACAAAAAGCAAATGGAACTGATAATTTATCAATAACATTTACAGATATGTTATCAAGTATAGATAATAAAAATAAAGAAAGAAGGTGGGATTATTAGAATGATTATACAATTATATGATGTTAACGAAAATAAATATATAACAGAATTTGAAATAAATGGTGATGTTCAAGATGCAATAATAGTTGCAGATGAATTAACAAATTATGTTCAAGATTCAGTTGAATATGAAAGAGCAAATCAAAATATAACATTAGATTTAGATATAAATGTTATTCAAATACAAGTAAAAGAAGTTGGATAGGATGGTGATACATAATGTTAGAATATGAAAAAAATTTGACAACAAATAGAAGAATTGAACTATTTGATGGATTGATGAAAGAAAAGATTTCAAAAGAATTTTACGATTGGTTAATAAAGAATGGATTCTTTACCCAAGCTGCAAGTACGAAATATCATGGTGCATATGAAGGTGGATTGTTTGACCATTCATATGAAGTAACACAAGTATTATTGGATATGACCCAAAGATTAAATTTACAATGGACAAGACCTGAAAGTCCTTATATTATAGGAATGTTTCATGATTTATGCAAAATTGATAATTATATTACTATTGTTGATGAACCAGGGGAAATAATGATGGGAACTGGTGATGTTAAAGGTAAAGAAATTCATTTTGAATATAATCAGGATTGTATTTTGAAAGGACATGCAGATAAATCAATTATGTTATTATCCCAATTTATAAATTTAACAGAAGAAGAAATGCTTTGTATAAGATTTCATATGGGTGCTTATGAAGGACAAGACCAATGGGATAATTATGATAAAGCAATAAGAAAATATGAAACTGTCTTATTTACACATACTGCTGATATGTATGCAAGTAAAGTAAAAAATACATAAAAGAAAGGAAAGATTTATTATGAAAAAAGGCGATTTAGTTGTTTATATTCCAAAAAATATGGATGGAAAAATATATAAATGTGAAATAGGAAAAATAAAGAAAGTGGATGGGGAATATGCATTTGTATATTTTCATTCAGGTGAAACAGCAAACAAAACTAATATAAATGATTTAATGAAAATTGATAATGCTATGTATATTCTTCCAACACTTTTAGGAACAGGTGGTATAACTGATGTGTTATATGCTGGTTATTATGAAGATGATAAAGAATATACAATCGAAGTTAAGAAAAAATTAGTGGAAGATGTATTCAAGAAGATGTTTAATGCTGATAATATTAAGATTGTGTAAGGATGGTGATGGTATGTTTATTTTAGGTTTAATACTTGGTGCAATTGTAGGAATTGTGTGCATGTCATTATGTGCAATTGGAAAAGAAAGCGATGAAATAAATCAATTACCCCAATTTATTGCTTACAGAACAAATAGTACATATTTAGATGATTTGAAAATGGCAAATTTTAAATATGTATTAGAAACAATCTTAACAAAAGATATAGGTTTTTATCAAAAGTTATATGATAAAAACCATAACCAATATTATTTAGGAAGAATTGACCAAAGTAAATTTCTTTTAGGAGCAGTTAAGGGGGAATTTAAAAGTGATGAATTCAAAAAATTATAATCATGCAGAAGCCTATTGCTTGATGAAATACAAGTGTGAAAAATGTGGCACAGTTGAAACACTTTGGAACAGTAGGGATGGTGTAACACCTTTCATTATAAATTGTGAAAAGTGTAGTGGACATATGCAGCATATTGATTGGAATGCAGATGAAAGAAAAACAAATTACATACCTAAAATTGGACAAAGAGTTTTCATAGATATGCCTGTTGACTACTATAAAGTATTTTGTAGAGTAAGGGCAAAACAAATTAAAGATAATGTTGAAGGGAATACAGATACATTACAAAAAATTTATAACAATTTGATAAAAGAATATAACAAAAACGAACCTTTTATTATCAAAATTTAACAAAAATCGAACAGTTTTGAACAGTATTGAACGGTAGATGAACGGTTCAAAGTTGGTTCAAGGTGAAATTTACTAGCCTTGAACCGACTAAAACATAGTAATATCAATAGTTGTAACAGATTGGTTCAAGGTGGTTCAAGATATTATTAAGTTAATAACAATATGATAAAAAAAATAATCATTAAATTTTAATGTTTTTATAAAAAATAAATAATATAGAAGTAACCTTGAACCTTGAACCCAAATTTTAAATTTTATTTTTAAAAGTATTGAAAAATAAGAAAAATTTTAGGTTCAAGGTGAAGGTTCAAGGTTCAAGGTGAAAGGACAGGTGATGATATACATGAATGCAAAACAATTTTTAAAACAAGCATATAAACTGAATGAATTGATTGAAAGTGATAAAGATGAACTTGAAAATTTAAGAAGTTTATCAACATCAATTTCAGGTGATATGACACAAGAAAGAGTTCAAACAAGTGCAAGTAATGATAAAATTGTAAATATTATTGCAAGAATTGTTGATTTAGAAAATGAAATTCATGATGAAATTGAACAACTAATTGCATTAAAGAAACAAATTCGTGATGTTATAAATAAACTTGAAAATGTAAATGAAAAATTAGTGTTGAAATATAGATACTTAATGTTTTTCCAATGGGAAGAAATATGTGATAAAATGCATTATTCACCAAGACAAATACATAGATTTCATGATTCAGCACTTGAAAATATAGAAGTTCCATTTTCACTTTAATATGGCACACCTTGTCATTTAATGCCCTTGTATGCCATATTTAAAGGTAGTATTATTTATAATAGATAATTAAAAATAGACACAGCAATGTGTCTATTTTTACATTGAGAAGAAAGGAAGTGTTGCAAAATATGTCAGAAGTTAACAAGAATGATGAAAAAGTTAACAAAAATGATACAGATAATAACAAAAAATCAAAAAAGTTAACAGCAAAACAGCAGAAGTTCATTGATGAATATTTGATTGATTTGAATGCAACACGAGCCTATAAAGCAGCATACCCAAAGTGTAAGAGCGATGAAGCAGCTAATGCAGCAAGTAGTAGATTGTTAAGAAATGTTAAGGTTCAAGAACAAATTACAAAAGAACAACAGGATATTCAAGAAAGAACAAAAATAACACAGGACAAAGTTGTTCAGGAACTTGCAAAAATAGCATTTAGTAATGCAACAGATTATGTTGAAGTTGTTACAAGACCAATAAAGCATAGATACTGGGATGAAAAAAAGAAAGAATATGTTTATGAAGAAGGTGATGTTTATGAACAAGACATCATACTTAAAGATACAAAACAATTAACAGATGACCAAAAAGCAGCAATTTCATCAATAAAGAATACAAAACATGGAATTGCAATTGAACAATGTAATAAAGTTGAAGCATTACATTTACTTGGTCAACATTTAGGAATGTTTAAGAATACTCAACCAGTCATTGTAAACAACAATGTACCAAATCCATATAACAACTTAACAGTTGAAGAATTAAAGGCATTAGCAAAAGTGAAAAAGGATGAATTAAATGCAACAAACAATAAATAATATTGATTTAGCAGAAATCCAAAAAGCACTAGCAAGAAAAGAATTCTTTTCATATTGTAATTTGAAAGCACCTGACTTCTATAAAGAAGACAGGAACTTTTTAGTTAGTGTGTGTCATGATTTTCAAGATTTTTATGAATCAGATGAAGATGTCTTGGTTCTTAATATGCCACCAAGGCATGGAAAGTCAAGAACAGTTGGATGTTTTGTTGAATGGGCTTTGGGTAACAATCAAAATGAAAAAATAATGATGGGTTCATATAATGAATCTTTATCAACAACATTTTCAAAAGGTGTAAGGGATACAATACTTGAAGCAAAAGGTGATGAAGACAAGATTGTTTATTCTGAAATATTTCCAGGTGTAACAATTAAATATGGTGATTCTGCAATGAATAAATGGTCACTTGAAAATGGTTATAATAACTATTTAGCAACATCACCAAAAGGAACTGCAACAGGTTTTGGTGCAACACTTATGATTATAGATGACTTAATTAAATCTTCACTTGAAGCAAATAATGCTGATGTACTTGAACAACAATGGACATGGTTTACAGACACAATGCTTTCAAGACTTGAAGAAGGTGGGAAAATTATCATTGTAATGACTAGATGGCATAATGATGATTTAGCAGGTAGAGCATTAAGACATTTTAAAGCACTTGGCATGAAAGTAAGACATATTTCATATAAAGCATTACAAGATGATGGAACAATGCTTTGCGATTCTATTCTTTCAAGAAGAAGTTATGATGTAAAAACAAAATCAATGTCAAAAGAAATTGCAGCAGCTAACTATCAACAAGAACCTATGGACTTAAAAGGTAGATTATACACCAAATTTAAAACATATACAAAATTACCAGTTGATGAAAATGGTAATCCATTATATACCAAAGTTAAGAATTATACAGATACAGCAGACACAGGTGATGATTTTCTATGTAGTATTGATTATGTTGAATACAATAATGAAGCATATGTTATAAATCTTATATATACCAAGGATGGTATGGAAATCACAGAACCAGCAGTCGCAAAAATGTTATTTGAAGATGGTGTTAATGAAGCTGATATTGAATCAAATAATGGTGGTCGTGGATTTGCAAGAAATGTTGAAACTTTATTGTTAGAAAAATTCCAATCAAATAGATGCATGATAAATCCATTCTTCCAAAGTAAAAACAAAATATCAAGAATCATATCAAATTCAACATGGGTAATGAATCATATATATTTTCCTGTTAATTGGGCTGATAGATTTCCTGATTATTATGATGCTATGAACAGGTATCAAAAAGAAGGTAAAAACCCACATGACGATGCACCTGATGCCACAACAGGAATTGCAGAAAAAGTTGGACAAGGTGATACATTTAGCTTTGATTAAAGGAATGATTAAAATGGAAGTAATGAAACAAATTGAAAGGGTTATGAATCAAGTTGAAAAAATTGATTATAAAAGTGTTTATATAGAAATAGTAACCCAACATGATAAATTTATAATAGATAAAACGAAAACAAAAAATAGAATAGGTTTTGAGATGAAAGGGGGTGAATGACATGTTTGAAGGTTTATTCAGTAGATTCAAAAGGGATACAATTATAAAAGAAAGCAATGAAGATTTATCCTTGGATGAAGAAAATGTTATAAATGAAATTAAAGATTTTATGGCATCAAAGAAAAGACAATGGATGATAACTGGTGAAAAGTATTATGATGGAAAACATGATATTTTAAAAAGAAAAAGAACTGTAATTGGACAAGATGGTAAACTTGAAGAAATTGATAATTTACCAAATAACAGAATAGTTGATAATCAGTATCAGAAGATGGTTGACCAAAAGAACAATTACTTACTTGGACAACCTTTTTCAATTCAAACTAACAATGATACTTATGCCAAATTATTAAAAAATATATTTAATAAGAAATTTAGAAAGCTATTAAAAAATATTGGTGAAGATTCATTGAATGAAGGTATTGGTTGGATGTTTATTTATTATGATGAACATGGAAAATTCACCTTTAAGAGATTCAAACCATATGAAATTATACCAATTTGGAAAGACACAGAACATACCGAACTTGATTATGCAATTAGGTTATATGTCACAATTAAGGTTGAAAAGAAGAAAAAGAAATATATTGACCATGTTGAAGTATATAATCAAGATGGAATTTATCATTTTACATATGAAGGTGGAAAATTGATTCCTGATTCAAAGAAATCTTTTGAAAACTACTTTACAATAGTAGATGTGAAAGGTAATATTCAAGGATATAATTGGACAAAAATACCGTTAATACCATTTAAGTATAACAGTAAAGAAATTCCTTTGATTAAAAAATTAAAATCATTACAAGATGGTTTAAATTTAATTGAATCTAATTTCTTGAATCAAATGGAAGAAGACATTAGAAACACAATATTAGTATTAGTCAATTATGATGGTCAAAATCTTGCACAGTTCAGAAAGAACCTTGCACAATATGGTGCGGTTAAGGTTAAAACTGTTGATGGTGCAGCAGGTGATTTAAAAACATTACAAATTGAAGTAAATTCAGAAAACTACAAAGTTATTTTGGATATATTTAAGAAAGCAATAATTGAAAATGCTAGGGGTTATGATGCAAAAGATGATAGACTTGGAAATAATCCAAATCAAATGAATATTCAATCAATCTTTTCAGATATTGACCTTGATGCAAATGGAACTGAAACTGAATATCAAGCAGCATTTGAAGAAGTATTGTGGTTTGTGAATTGCCATTTGGCAAATACATCACAAGGAAACTTTGAAAATGAAGATGTTGAAATTATATTCAATCGTGATATGCTTATATCAGAATCAGAAATTATTCAAAATATTAACAATTCACAAGATTTATCACTTGAATCAAGACTTGCAAATCATCCATGGGTTGATGATGTTAATGTTGAACTTGAAAGAATTGAAGAAGAAAAGAAGAAAAATATGGAAATGTACCCATTTCCTTTTAACAATAATGACCCATCCAAAACACAACCAAACAATAAAGGTGGTGATGTAAAAGATGGCGATGAAGAATAGTGACTATTGGCAAGGTAGATTTGAACAATTAGAAAAAGCATCACATAAAGATGCATTAACAACATATTCACATATTGAACAAGCATTTGAACAAGCACAAATGGAAATAGAAAGAAATATCAATAATTGGTATGTAAGATTTGCGAATAATAATCAAATTACAATATCAGATGCTAAAAAGTGGTTAGATGGTAAAGATTTAAAAGAATTCAAATGGGATGTGCAAGAATATATTAAATATGGTCAAGAAAATGAAATAAATGAATTGTGGATGAAAGAATTGGAAAATGCATCTGCAAAATACCATATTTCAAGACTTGAAGCATTAAAATTGCAAACCCAACAATCACTAGAAAAATTATTTGGTAATGAACTTGATGAAGTTGATAAAATGACATCAAATGCATATACTAATAATTATTATCACACAATGTTTGAAATGCAAAAGGGTTTCAATGTTGGTTTTAATATAGGAACTATTGATGAAAATAAATTGTCAAAGATAGTATCTAAACCATGGGCAGTTGATGAAAAAAATTTTAGTGAAAGAATATGGAATAATAAGACTAAAATGATAAATGAATTACACAATCAATTAACAATTATGTGTGTTCAAGGAAAATCACCTGATAATGTCATAAAATATATGTCAAAAAAATTTAATACATCAAAAGCACAAGCAGGTAATTTGGTTATGACTGAAAGTGCTTATTTTTCAAGTTTAGCACAAAAAGATTGTTTTAAAGATTTAGATGTTGAAGAATATGAAATTGTGGCAACACTTGATTCACATACATCTTCAATATGTCAAGAACAAGATGGAAAAATTTATAAAATGAATGATTATCAACCAGGTGTAACAGCACCACCATTTCATAATTATTGTAGGTCAACAACAGTGCCACATTTTAATGATGATTATGATATTAAAGATACAAGAGCAGCAAGAGATGAAAAAGGTAATACATATTATGTTGAAAATGATATAAAATATAAAGAATGGTATAATAAACATGTTCAAGATATATCACCAAAAGAATCAAAGTTGAAAAATGAAGTAAAAGATGCTAAAATAAAAACAAATCAATCAAGTAAATGGAAAGATTTTGAAACAATGGATGAAGCAAAAGAATATGTTTATAATAATTATAAAGATTCTGATATTGATAAAATTAGAAATGTTGAATCAATAAATGCTACATTTAAGCAATTAGATGAATTACAAAATCAATATCCATTAAATAATGAAATATTTGTTAGAAATAAAACAATGTCAAGTGCAGCAGCACAAGGAAATTATCAAGGTATTTCAATCAATACTGCACATTTTAATAAAGCAAATAGAACAGCATTGATTGGTGATGATTGGGTTAAAAATTGTGATAAACAAATTGAAGATTTAAAACAATATCTTGGTAATATGAAATATAAACAAAAACCAATTGAAAAAGGAATAAAAAGATTAGAAGAACAAAAGAAATATAATTGTTTTTCAATATCAGGTTCTTATTCTGATTTAGAATCAATTAAAGCAACAATTTCACATGAATATGGTCATGTTGTTGCTGACCAATATTTTGGACAAGTCAACCAATCAAGAGCCAATAAAAACTTTGATTTCTTTGATTCAAATGAATGTTGGCAAAAATGTAATTATGTAGCAGATACATATTATAAAGCAATAAAAAATAATGATATATACAATATATCTTATTATGCATCAACTGATAAATATGAATTTTTTGCAGAATGTTTTGCTAAAAAACAAATGGGTGGAAATTTACCTGATTATATAAATGAAATGTTAGAAAGGGTGTTGAAAAATGGAAAGTAAATGTCAAAAATGTTTCTATTATAAATTATGTGTTCAACATGATTATGTTGTAGAAGATGAAAAAGAAACTACAAATAATTATTGTGGAATTCATGAAAAAGGTATTCCATCAAAATTTTGGAATGAAAAAGAAGAATGTGAAGAATTCATTGAAAAATAAGGGTGTAAACTATATTACCCACTAATTTTAAAAGCCTATATGGGCATTATATAAGGTGAAAAAATTGCCTATTTCAAAGGAATTACAAGATTTTTTGTAGTTTCTTTTTTATTGTCAATTTTTACATAAATGACCTGGTTGGATGTCGAGAAAAGACAACAATATCAAAATTTTATGTGGAAGCGACCCACGAGAAAAAGCGAAGAAAGGATGATAAATATGCAAAGAAAATTTTTAGAAGATTTAGGAATTAAAGACAAGGAAACAGTTGATAAGATACTTGATGAAAATTCAACTGATATTGGAAAAGCCAAAGGTGAATTGGAAACAGTTCAAGGTCAATTAAAAGATGCTAATGCTGAAATAGAAACATTGAAAGGTCAAGTTTCAGAAAGAGATGGTCAACTTGAAACTTTAAAAAAATCAACAGGTGATGTTGATGAGTTAAAGAAACAAATTGAAACACTTCAATCTGAAAATAAAACCAAAGATGAAGCACATGCAGCTGAAATAAAACAAATGAAAATAGATGCAGCAATAGAAGCTGCACTTACTTCTGCAAAAGCTAAAAATAATACTGCTGTAAAAGCATTATTAAAAGATTTAGATAAAGCAGAATTAAGTGAAAATGGTTCAGTAAAAGGATTAAAAGACCAAATTGATGCACTTGTTAAAGGTGAAGATACCAAATTCTTATTTGATTCTGAAAAGAAACAAACTAAAATCAAAGGTGCTGAACCTGGTAAAGGTGACACCGATGATGCAGATGATGACAAAGTTGATTTGTCAAAAATGACTTACGATGAAAGGGCAAAATATTTTGAAGAACACCCAGAAGCGGAAGTCTAAAAAATTTTTTAATTAAGTAGTATCTTACAAGATACAAAGAAAGGTAAAGGTGAATTTAAAATGGGAAAATTCGATTCAAAAAGTTTTAATGAAAAAGCATTTAAGTATTCTGTTGAAAATCCAAGAATACCAAATTTAAAAACAAATGAACTAAAAAAATCAAAAGCATTAAAAGGAAGTAAAGATATTAGAAGTGTATTTACTTCACAAAATGGTACTGTTTATGCTGAAATAGCAATGAAAGGATTATTAGATGGTCAAGCAGTTAATTATGATGGACAAACTGATATTACAGCTACAAGCACAAAAACATTTAATCGTGGTATAGTTGTTGTTGGTCGTGCGAAAGCATGGACAGAAAAAGACTTTTCTGATGATGTATCAGGTGAAGATTTTATGGATAATGTTGCTGACCAAGTTGCAGAATATAAAGATGGACTTGACCAAGATACATTACTTGCAATATTAGAAGGTATATACAAAATGACAGGTATTAAAAATCTAGAATTTGTTAATAACCATACATTAGAAGTAAACGGAAATATGAGTGCTACAACATTAAATAGTGCTATGAATAAAGCATGTGGAAAAAATAAGAAGAAATTTACAATGATATTTATGGATAGTGATGTTTCAACAAATCTTGAAAACTTAAATGTTATGGAACATTTAAAATATACAGATAAAGATGGTGTTACAAGAGAAATTGAACTTGCAACATGGAATGGTAGATTAGTTGTAATAGATGATATGCCAAAATCAGAAGGTTATATGGATTCAGTTGAAGGTGCAACAGGTGCATTAAAAATTGTTGCTAATAGTGCTACACCAGCAGCTGGTGAAATAAAACTTGAAGAAGTAACACCATATTTAGATGCTAAAACATTAAAAGCTGGTGATTATGTTGTATTTGGAACAAAATACATATCATATGTACTAGGTGATGGTGCTATTGATTATGAAGATATTGGTGCAAAGCATCCATATTCTATGTCAAGAGATGAAAAAACAAATGGTGGTGAAGATACACTTTATATGCGTCAAAGAAAAGTATTTGCACCATTTGGTATTTCGTTTACAAAAGCTTCTATGGCTTCAAATTCACCAACAGATGATGAATTAAAGAACGGTTCAAACTGGGAAATTGTTCATAGTGGTGAAACAGTTGCTGCAAATAGAAGTTACATAAATCATAAAGCTATTCCAATAGCAAAAATAGTTTCTAGGGGATAGTAAAGAAAGATGGTGAAATTATATGGAAGATTCTGATAAAAAAGAAGATTTAAAACCTATAATTGAAAGCATCGTAAAAATAATCAATAAAAAAGAAGTCGATGATAAATTTATTGAACAAATTTTGAATAGACTTCTTTCACTTAGTTATAAATCAAGTGAAGCAGATTCATGGATGATAACTTTCTGCATACAAAAGGTTGAAAATCATATTAAGAATTCATGTAATATTTCTGAAATTCCTGATGAATTGAAAGAAATTGAAATCGATAGAATTTGTGGTGAATTTTTATTTTCTAAAAAACAAAGTGGTCAATTAAATGCTGAAAATGGTTTTGATATTGAAATGGCAATAAAACAAGTACAAGCAGGTGATACAAATGTAACATTTGCAGTTGGTGAAGGTTCAGAAACTTTGGAAACAAAGTTGAATGCACTAATTTCATATTTATTAAATGTTGGTGAAGGGGATTTTGTATGTTATCGCCAAATCAAGTGGTAGCAGTTCGCAAAGTCATTGAAATGACATATGATTGTACTTGTAATGTCATTCAAGAAGAAAAATATATAAAAGAAAATAAATCAACAGGATTTAAAGAAACCAAAGTTGTAGAAAATAAAAAATGTAAATTGTCATTTGAAACTGTCACAAAAGACAGTCAAGATGATGTAAAATCAAATATTGTACAAATTACCAAATTATTTATTGCACCTGAAATAACAATAAAACCAGGTTCAAAAATTGAAGTAACTAATGTTTTGGGGCAAGTTACTATTTATAAAAGTAGTGGTGAACCTGCAAAATATCAGACACATCAAGAAATTGTACTTGAATTAGATGAAAGGTATGCATAATTGGGTAGTTATGGGAAATGCAACTTTGATGGATTAAAAGATTTTAGAAAGAAAATTTCAAATCTTGAACAAAAGAAAGTTGATGAATTCATGGAATTATGTGCCAAAGAACTTGCAGCAAGATTACTCGCAAAAGTAATTAAAAGGACACCAGTTGGTGTTTATCCAAGTGGTTCAGGTAAAGTTGGTGGTACATTAAGAAGGGGTTGGACAGCTGGAAAAAGTCAAAGTGCAAAAAGTTATGCAGATTCTTTAATAATTCAACATATTGGTAATGTATATAAAATTGAAATAACAAATCCAATTGAATATGCATCATATGTTGAAAATGGACATAGAACAAGAAATCATAAGGGCTGGGTTGAAGGTAAGTTCATGTTAACAATATCAGAACAAGAACTTCAAGTCATTGCACCAAAAATTCTTGAAAATAAAATTAACAAGTTATTGGGGGAATGCTTCACATGATAAATAAGATTATTGATGGAATCAGTAAAGCAATCAATGAAGAATTTGGTAATAATTATGAAATATATACAGAAGAAATCGAACAAGGTCTTAAAGAACCTTGTTTTTCAATTGTGTGTATAAATCCCACAAATAATCTATTTAGACAAAACAGATATTTCAGACAAAATCAATTTTGCATTCATTATTTTCCTTCTTCAAAAGAAAAAAGATTGGAATGCCAACAGATACTTGAAAAAATGTATCAGATTTTGGAATATATTGAAATAGAAGAAATCTTTGAAGGAAAAACAAGTATAAGTAAAACAATGGGAACAAAAATGAATGGTGAATATGATGATGGTGTTTTACATTTTTTTGTAAATTATGACATGTATGTTAATAAAATAGAAGAAAAAACAACACCAATGAATTCTTATGATTATACTACTGATGTAAGGGAAGGATGATTCTGTTATGGGAAAAGAAAATATAAAAAAAGAAGAAAAGAAAGTTGTAATTGAAAATAAATTCACAAAAGAACAACTTATTTCTTCAAAATTATTTAGTAATAATAAAGATATTTTAAGTGCAACACTTGAAAGCAATAAAGAATATACAAAAAAAGAAGCACAAGAAAT